CTCTTGATGGATCTGAAGATAGTCGTATTTGTTCTTTTAAAGAAAGTACCTTAGCTGTAAGTGTCTCTAAAGAACCAATGAATGGTTAGTATGAAGAGGCACCGGTAGTTCCTGCCTTTGTCGCTGATGCTCTTAGTTGATCTGTGGCCGCTTGCGCTTGTTGTGATGCTTGTTTAGCCTTATTTACATCGCCTGTATCAATATTATATTTGATATTGATGTTAATGGTCCGGTCGTTTGCCACGAAGTCATAAACTGAGTATTAGTTTTGCCGGAAAGGCCATTAAGGAAGCTTTGATTCTTCTTCCTCTTGTTTTTTCTTTAATGCGAAGATATGAAAATTATAGTCAAACCACGACATTCGGCTAATCTCCTTTTCATCTTTGATGTTGTAATTAGCCACAATCTTGATTTGCATGTCTTGATCTTTTATATAGTTTCCGATGATTGAGGTTGAGCTACGGAGGTCAAGTCTTTTATTATTTCTTGGCTGGTCTTGATATATTCCTGCAAAGATGTTTCTGATATATTGGTTAGATTCAATAATTCTGAGATAGGACTCGTCAAAAAAAAAGTTAATACCTTGTTTTCTCGCCAAAATTTAATCTTTTGCTCACCATAAGATTCATCGAAATCGTTCAGAATCTCTGTTTCATCAAAAAAGACTACGGCAGCTAAGCGTTCTATAGTTTCAGGCTCAAACGCCAGGTTTAAACGGGTTCTGATAGCCCAAATTACTTCATGGGCCTTCCCAAGCATAATCATGCCTTTACTGCCGTCTATTTGCTTCTCAAGCACGTCCATATAAGCGCGTAAAGTATCAAGGTTCATCTTTAGTTCAGCCTCATACAAACGCGCGTCAATCCACTTATAACGACCTACCGGCAATTGTATGTCCTTTTTAGCGCGGTAATATTTTACTTTCTTGAATACTGGTCCAGCCTCAAAAGCGAACTCAACCCGATCTTGCATATCTGGATGATAAATGTTAAAAGGTTGTTCTTTCTTTTTGAAAAGACTACTTAACCAACTAATCATATTCAGGAAGGATTAAATTTGAAAGGTACATAAGGCCAGCCAGGCAACCGACAAATAAAATAATTTTAAAGCTTAATCCGAAGAATATAAAGCCCAGTATTGAACCATGGATTGACGACATACACACATTACACATGAATAATGGACGTAAAATCCATCTTCTGTCAATTAATTTGCCGTCTTTTCCCTTTGACATTAACGCATGATACAATTTGGCATTTACTCTACCGAAAATGTGTTTTGAATCGAATGCCGCGAATACGCCGAATATCCAAAGTCCGGCAATAATGAGATAAATAAGAAAGTCAATCATAGTTTTTAGTTAAAATGACTTTACTTTGAAAGCCTAAGTCAGCACCAATCGCCAGTATGTAAACGATTAGTTTATTGATAGATTTTATCAGATCCATGTAGGTATAAGCGTAAACCTTGTCGCCATCTGATCTATTCTTCATAGACGAATCTACCATTCTTCTTCTTGCCGATCTCCTTGCCCGGAGAACTGTGTTTTAGGCGACACTATCATTTCTTTTTAGCTGCTCGCTTTCTGCCTTTTGCTGCTAACGAAGCCATCTTTTTAGCTCCGTACTTTTTACGGCCAATGTAGGCAGCAAGTGCGCCGGGATTACTTGCACCTTTTTTACTTAATTTTCGTGTTAGGCTTGCAAAACGTTTGCCTGAGCCTAGTTTTGGTTTTTTAGCCATATTTAAAGATTAAAATAGTTTTCGCATTCTTTTATTGTATCCCGATAGAAATCGTTATAGACTCCAATATCGGCATTTTCAAGGTCTTTGTAAATAGAACTTCGCTTTATATTGTTTCGGGCTGCGCTGTTTTCAATTTTAACGTTTATGTCTTTACGAATCCATGATGCATGCCACATAGGAATAGGCCAGTATTCAATATTGTTTTTGACATTATACTGTCGTGTTGGGTCAATATGGAAATTACCATCTGAATCTTTAGCGAATGGAAATTCCGGATGTTTGCCGGTTCTAAGTCCATTCAAAAGTTTTGTTATGCCAGGCACCAAGGTATGATCATGTAGATAATAAGTTGGTTTTTTAAAAAGCACATGAAGCGGATGAACGAGTCCATTGCACGAAGGATTATCAATCATGTATTTCTTAGCGTCTAAAAAGTGCTCAGGCCTATAGAATTCATCAGCATCAAGCATAATGAAATGCGTGAAATCTAAAGTCTTTGCAAATGAAATGCCATAGTTACGCTTTTCAGTCTCATTTTGATGTGGTGAAAGGCTTAAATCTGGCTCACAAGTTAGTTCAATAACATTTTCAGGCCATTTAATAGGCGACTTATTGCCAAAATTTGACATTTCAGAGCCGACCACTATGATTTCATCGACTAATGGACGAATGTTATCAACTGACTTTTCGAGTAAGTCCCAATCATGCCAGCAAATGTAAATTGCGGTTATGCGCATATTATAGATTTTGTTTTAACCACTTTAAATGACTGTCAGCACCAGCCGACAAATTGAATACATCAATACTTGGATCAAGTCCAAAACGTTCTCTTACTCGCTTTAAATAAAGTTGCATGCCTTGTTTCCATGTTGCATCTGCTCGCTCATTGATGTGATCCTTTTTTGCTTTACCAACACAATAATGCTCATGTGGAAATCGTAAATCATTTCGTTGAATAATTTTACCCAGGCAATCAGCTACGTGTGTGAATTCAGTGTCGCAAAACATGTGCGAATACTCTGGATAATAAATGTAACCAAATCGTTCGTAATACTTGCGATCTATCACCGGCATTGTACAAAGCCAATTTTGAATCCCATCCCCAACTTTCAAAACAAAATCCTCTCTACATGATACAGCATTTAGTATTTTGTTAGCCCAGTTATTTGGACAATCTGTATCATCAGAAACGACAATTATAATATCCCCTTTAGATTCTTTAGCGGCATTATTAATGGCATCTACAGCGGAACGATTATCATTAATTATAACTTTTTGCCAATTGTATTCACTTATGTATAAGTCTTTCTGGGGATCATCCGAATCGATTGAAATAATTATTTCTATATCGGTGTATCCGGCTCTTAACAACCATTTATCTATAGTCAATTTTGACTTATCAATGCGCGAACGTGATGGATGTAAAAGGCTTATCATCTTACAATATTTGGTTTACCTCCTACCCAATTGATACTTTTATATTCTCCAAAAGCCTCCTTCAGGACTTTATATCTTCCAGAAATTACTCCTTCAGCAAAGGCATTTGAAAAACCATCAGGATATTGCATTCTTCCAGTATGCGGATTATAATTTTTGAGCGCATACTCATATCCCTCATCAAAATCTTTTTTATATTGTTCGCTCATGGATTGAATTTAGTCACATCAATAAAATTACTAACCGCAGTAGTCCAAGCACCTTTTTCAACTTCATATTCTTTGATGTATTTGAACTTCGCTAGTTGATCGCGCATTTGATAACCGAAATCAGATGATGGTTCAGAATCATGGCAAATTATAATATCAGCCTTCCAAGCGAATAATTCAATATCAACTTTACGACGCTCGCCAGGACTATGATCGATGAATAACAATGAAGTTGCAACATGTCGATTATTAACAAAATCCCACTTTTTATCTTCACCGTAAATGTAAACTATGTCATGCCATTCAGTTCGTAAGTCTTTGAACTTTTTGAACCATTGGAAATCATATTCATAGCTATATAGTAAGCGCTTACGTTCTTTACAGTAATCATGGAGTTGTTTTGTGCTACCATCGCCCATTCCGCATTCAATAACATCTCCACCTGTAGCCTCAAGGCATTCCCATAGCAATGGCCAGTAGTTATTCCAGTTGCTAATATCTTTTATAAGGTCTTGTTTTGTAATCATAATTCAATTCCTTTTTGTTTTAATACTGAAGCAATTTGCCATTTGCCTTCTACTGGTTCACCTAAAAACTGAGTTGGACAATAATTTAAATGATAGAATGATTTAATCCATGGTCTTTTCAAGACATCACTTTCAAAATCACCACCAATTAATCCAGTGCTCGATAAATCAAAAGCATCAGCACCGCATTTATTTGCAAGGTAACTTAAGACTACATCTTCATTCTCTGTAATGTCACAAGTCTTGAATTCATTATAACGAATATTGTGTAACTCTTCATCACTTAGTTCAATCATTTTTTTAACGATGTCACCACGAAGAAATATCAAGCATCCTGACATGTGTGCCCAAGGTCCATTAATTGTATTCCATGGTTGTTGGCCTAAAATGCCAATGATTCCGTAAGTGTGAACATGGTCAAATACTTCTGAGCTTGTAAATAACACATCACTATCAACTGAAAGCACATAGTCATCATCTTGAACATCACAATCATAATAAAGTTGTGCTATTGCTGAAAGTTTGTCCATTGATGCTGGCCAACCAGCTCCATTACCGTATAATGGAAAGTCACGGCCACCGGTAACATGGCTGCGGATATTTGCAATGTTTGGTGCACCGTATTTTTCGAGCTTGTCGCGCATCATTTCTGATAGTTCAAGATCGCGCGCGCATGTCATGTTTAAGGCGTGAATCATAGTTTAATCTTGATGTTGAAATACTTCTTTTATGGCCGTTGCGGCATTTATAGTAGCCTCTATCATTGCTATCTTTTTATCATTAACATCATAATTGGCCATTGATCTTATTAAGGCAAATTGTGATAATGTATTAGCTGATATTATTGCGCTTTTCATCATTTTAATAGCTAACTCTAAAGAATTCTTTTTGGCTATTTTTGTGTCATAACTTTTGCCATTAAGTTTAAGTGCTCGTGATCTATTCCTAAATCTCATATCTGAGTCAGTTTAGCATATTCCTGAGTATAATTAATGAACCAATCCAAATTTTCATCAGGCCATAATTTATAAAGCATCTCTAAAGTTTCATTCCACTTTTTAACATACAAATTATAGTGCTCATGATCTTTATTTTGAAACGCTTTGAAAATATCACGGTGCATGTGGCAATCTATAAACTGTTCGTGATCTAGTGACCAGGAACCGCGATCAACACGACCTTTGGCGTATCCATTTGGATATTGTCCACGGTTTATAAAGTCAACATTTGATAAACCGTATTGTTTTAAACGTGCTGTAATGTGATTCTGATCTGTTCCCCAGTATTGGTAAAAGTCTGTTGATTTCGCTTGTGGAAGTCCATCAAGATCGCGTTTAATGTGCTTGTTATAGTCACTGTCTTTTATGTTCATAACATCTGCCCATTTCAGTGAGTCCATTCCAATGTAGCAAATTGGATAGTCTGTGAAGCCGGTTAAGTCGTGATTATAAACTGTAATCTTGTTCACATCAGGATGAATAAAATCTGATAATGGTATAAGATCGATGTCGCCAGAAATTATATATCCGTCAACAACGCAACTACCATATAAGCGGCTAATCTGTGTTATCGTATCAGATCTATAACCATCAATATTGTTTACTAATCTTAGTATGTATTCATCACAAAAATCAGATATTAAATCAAATTCCTTACCCAATAATTGCTCTGCATTGCCCTGGAAGAATAAAATAGGTGTCCATCCGAATTTATTCCAAAGTTTTATAGCTAATGGTGTATAGTATAGATAATCAATATTCGAATTTACAGCTAGAGTTATATATTTTTTCATATCTTATTCAGATTAGCAAATTCACCATGATATTTTATTGCAGCTTCATTATATGCTTTAGCGGCATCTTCAGGAGTTTTGAAATATCCTAAATGATGCCATTTGTTATCTTTTGAAATTGTTGATCTCCATTTTAACGGACCTTTACCTCGTGATCTATATGGAGCAACTCCTTTATATTTAGAAGTATTATCAATTCTCTGTTTTATATTACAATTGTTTTGACTTTTATTTGCAAGTCTAAGATTACTTCTACTGTTATTCAATGTATTTAAATCCTTGTGATCAACTATGATATTTAAATCATAAACGCCCATTATTTGTCTATGCATTGATATTTGCTTATTTAGATATTTTCTAGTTGCATAAAAACTATTATTTCTTTTATGAGCAAACCATTTCATGGTATTTAAATATTCATAGTCATCATCATCCACTAAAGCAAATAAACCTCTAGTTAATTTAATTTTTTTCATCTTAAATCTTCTCTATAAGCCCAATAAAAAATATGTCTGAATTCTTCCATGTTTTCAAGTTCTGCATAATCCTCTTTATAAGGATCTTCCCAGTATAAAAACTTCATTGTTGGAGCTTCATAAAATCCAGCCGCACCTACGTGCCCAGCTAATTGATTAGTGATTTCATATTTTCGATCAACACCAATCACATCAACATTAGGAACTGAATAATGACGCCCGTTACCTTCGGCTAAATTATGCGGCATACCTTTAATAAAGAATTCGCTTGAACTTTCTGAACATTTTGGATAAACTATACGATTCAAAAAGTCCTGATCAGATCCCTTTCGTGAATAATCAATATCATCGGCCATAGCCAAAAGTTCATCCCACTTATATTGAGGATCTTTTTGCAATCCCATTCGCCCATTAAAGTAACCAGGCATAAATCCGCACATTCCTCCGAGCATTGGAATATTGTGACTCACTGAGTCTGTAATGCAGTGTATCGTTTTGTTTTCTTCAATCCATTGCTGGACCATTTGAGCTTCCCTGTAAGTTGCTATTGAATCGAGGTCACGGCAGAGCACATGGGTATATCTGAATTCTGGATGATTGTAATCGAAGATAGGTTTAAGTCTCCATAGCATTGCCTTACACAACTTCTCATTATCAGGACAAAGATTTATTTCAAGATAACCTTTTGATACATGCCAATCAATAATCATTTTGTATGGGCTGTTATACGTTGCGTGATCAAGATTTAAAATTGTTTTCCATCCGGGATAAATGATTCGGTTGAAACGAATATTCAAATGTAAGCCACGTAAATAGCTAGCGAAGTCGAAGCAATTGGCGTATCGTTCGCGATTGTAACCAAACAGACTATAACTAATTGCTTTCATTATTATATTTTTTATTCAAGAATTCTTTTAGCCATTCCATTACTATTACCGCCATTTCATGTGAAGATAATGTACATTCTGATTCATCATTATTAGATAACTGATTTAAAAATTCTTCGATATCTTTATTTGTTAGTAAGCTCATTTTTCACTTTGTTTTCCATTCATAAAAGTAAATAACTTCATCAATGTAATGCTCCATTTGAAGCAATCCGGAGTTAAATATTTTCGTAGCCCAATCGGTATCTTCACCATGATTTTTATCAGGGAATGTGAATTGTTTTGCTATCGATGATCGGATACAATTTAAGTGATTTGGATAACGTTCGTAACGGATAGGTTCGGTATCTGGATTAGTCTTATAAGCTTTGTATTTAATCGTGTGCTCAAATATTAATGGATTAATCCCGTTCTCTGTAATAACACCTCGCAATGAGCAGCAATCAACATCATGTTCAATACCTTCTAACAATCGTTTAAAATAGTTTTCACCTATTCGATCATCATCGTCAATGAAAGCAACGTAATCCGCATTAGATATAGATAGAAGTATATTTCTCTTATATCCAAGAGAATGTTCTCTGTCATCTTCAAAATATATTAATTCAACAGTATCATTTGTGTATCCATAAAGACCCTCAGGAAAAACAGATCTATCAAATGGTATCGGATGAACATGCCCTATTTGTTCATAAAACTGCCCTTTCAAACGAGTAAGAAAGTGTTCGCGGTCTGGCGTTGTTGGTATGAGTATTGAAAGTTTCATGACTTTTCCTTTTCGGTTTTAAACTTTACAATTAACTCTTTTGAATAGTTATCGAATGCCTTGTGAGTCTCGGGGACAAAATTCATTTTCTGGCAATACAATTTCCATTTAGCATTTAATGATTTCCGATAATGTTCAAAATGTTCACTTTCAGGTTCTGGTTCCATCATTAATGCTCGAAAGAACTGTTCACATAACTGTTCATAAGTTTTGTTCGCTTCTTTTGTTACGCGTTCTTCATGCCTACGCTGTGCACGAGATTTAGTAACACCTGATTTTTTTACATTATCATCGTTAAGCTTTTTAAGAAGCTCTTCATTCATTCTATCAGACATTTCATTAGTCATAATTGCAATGCTTTATAAAATTCAAAACTTTCTTTGTCGGTTATCTTGTTAAGATATTGCAAGTCTGGATCAGTATTTTTAAATGTCATTTTATGCCCCTTCCCTCCGCACACGCCAACGCCATGTTTAATCCCTATGGCATTGCTTTGTAAATATAATCGTGGGATGTCAAATCGTTCAGCGTATTCCCATAATTTAATATCAAGGAATGGGCTGTTATTACTAGGCCAATGATAATCAATAAAAACACTTGTCTTAAACGCAGTCGTGAATAATGATGATCTACCAGGATGATCGAATTCAGTCCAAGTATTATTTTTAATATGATAGTAAGTTGTTTTATTATCACCCATCATGTCAACATTAGTGCAGCAATTTTTAGCCTTAGTGAAATAACGCTCAAAATAATCAGCAGGGTAAAAGTCATCATTCTCAATAATAAAGCACCATTCTATATTATCGTATTTAGCCTTTAACCAACCTCTCCGAATGCGCTCAGTTAAATCAAATCGTTCTGATTCAGGTTGGTAATTCATGTGATAGATCTTATCAGGTTTTATTGTCATTCTTGAAAGTTGCCAAAGACAATGTTCTGTAAGTTCTTTACGGTCGTTACGGTCTGGTATGATGGCGCAGAATGTCATATAAATCGTCTTGATTTCTTTCTCCACTTACCGATTAACTTACTTCCGGATTCACAATTAATCCATCGAAAAGTGTCAAATCCAATTGGATTAATACCCCTTATCATTCCAAATTGCTGCTGATGGAAATACAATCTATCAGACATTTCAAATACTTGACGCTCCAATGTCATTTAACAGGTAAATAATTATCAAATGCAGTTCCTTTAGATCCCAGATAAACTTTGATTCCTATATTTTCAAGTTCTTTAATCAATTCTAAATAAGTATCAACTTCTCGATTAGTGCCTGGGTCTCCTTGCTTAAACTTGGAATGTGAGATAAAATCAACTCCATATAATGTTATCTCAATAGCTCCAAGTTTAACAGCTAGACACATTGCAATGAAAGGCGATGTGTCTGATTTATAAATCCTGTCTTTCCAGTAAGTACCATACCATGGAATAAGATCAAGTTTATGCCATGCAGGAAACCATTCTTGCCAGTCTGATTTATGTGAATAAAATTGATCAGGCGTACTATTTTTAATTATCTCCGCGCGATCATGCGAAAACATTGCAGGACGATTGCATACAACCAAATGCTCAATACGATGACCCCATTTGAAAGAATCATTAACCCCAATAGAATGACCTGAGCCGTCCCAGTGCTTTGCTGTTTCTCCGCACGCAATAATGTTATAGGTCATAAATCAAAATAATTTTTCCCAACGCAACTGAAATATTCATTTCACTAGGAATCCGTATTCTGTCAACTAAAGCGTTTGCCGCGTTTCGTTCGATAGTGAGACGATTATTTTCTTGAGTAGTGGCCGAAACCAAATCGTTTAATCGTGATATTTCTTTAGAAAGTTTTTCAGTAACTTCTGCTGAAGAATTTAGATTGGAACTAAGGATTCTAATTTTTATTCGAGAATCTTCATTTTCACCAATTAATTCCTTGTTACGCCTTTCAAGATAAGCGATCCGTTCTAATAACTGAGCTTTAGTTCTTTTGTCCATAATAAATTTTATAAATTGATCTACACTTTATCCCTGATAGACTTCTCCTACCGACGGTTACGTCATGTAGATCAATTATTTCTTATTTCGTTCAATGAATTCAATAATAGCAAGTCTATAAAGAGTTGACCTTGACATGCCTTTCGCCTTAGCCAACTCTTTCGCCTCTTCCTTCAGCTTCTTTTCAATCTTAAAACAATCCTGATTAACTGCCATCGTTATAACAAATATAGTAGAACTATCGTAAAATACCGTGTTTAGACAAAATTATTCGTCAGAATCTTCGTCATCGTCCGAATTATGGTATTTATCAGGTCTTTTGATAAAGTCTTTGTAAAGTGTACACCAGAAGTATTTAGCCCCATCGAAAAAATGAAGCCCTTCAGCCTGAGTCTTTACTAGTTCGCCAAATGAATCGACATAAGCGGTCCTACAGTCATGTATTATCTTTTTACAATTCTTTGTAATGTAAACATTAGCGTTTTGGAGAACAGAGTTACATAACACGCGTGCATCTTTATTAGCCAGGTTGGTTTTACCTACCAACAAATCCCTATCAGTTAGGCCTAATTCCTGCTTTATTATGCGGTAATGATTCAAATTACCCCTAGTTAGGGCTGATCTGTTGCGCCCGGTAGCATCGCCAGTGACTTCAATATTACCATCCCATTTAGTGTATTTTGATCTAATATGATCGCATACTTCAGCGCTTGAACCATCCATTATCTCAATTTCATCGAAAATATATGTCGTTAGCTGGTCGTATCGCTGCCCAATAACGCAGGTCATTGGATCACGGTTAAAGTCAAATGAGCAGACTATTGTAAGATGTGGATTTGGTTCGTATGATTCGATAATGTGCTTTTTCTCGCTAAAAGCATATAGAAATGGCCTATCATTGGCATCTACATACTCAGCCATGTATTCCTGCTGAAAGTTTATTTCATCTAACTGATTCTTTGCCTCTTCTATTTCATCGAAAGCAATATGCGGATTATCATAAGTTGTAAAATGGAAGAACTGCCAATTTTCGAATTGTCGGTGCTTTTCTTCAAGCAGAAAGAACCCATTGTTTTTACCTTTTGGTCTTGATAAAATAAAAGCATCGCCACGATAATCGGTAAGAGTCGGCCTAATTGTATTCTCCCAGGCTTGGTAAAGCTTTGGTGCTTTTGCGGCTTCATCTATGACTGCACGCTTATACTTTCTTCCTTGACCACTGTCTGGGTCCTCCATTGACCAAAAGTCTATCAAGCCGCCTGTAATTAGTGTTATCTGCTTTAATTGTTCGTCTTTCCTGGCAATGATTGGATTGTAGGTCTTTTTTATATCTTTCCAAACTTCAGAAAGATCTTTGTAAGTAGGGAACCATATTCCTACCGGCCAACCATCAAGGCTTACAGATGAAAGTTCCTCTATTAATGTTGTTTTGCCGAACCGACGGCCACAACGCAAATGATTAAACCTCTTTGCGTGCTGAAAGATATATTCCTGTGCTGGATGAAGTGTTGGTAAAGCGAAATCAATGTTTACGGACGACATTGATAATCATTTCGGTTGGTTGCTCTAAATTCTCTTTAGGCTTTCCATGATAATAATTAAGAAGTATTTGGGCGTGTTTATCAGATCCTTGTCTTGCCTTTGCGATAATGACTTCCCATATTTTAACCATGGTGTCATCTCCTGATTTACCTAAAGCCATTTGAATAACAGCTTTTACGTTTTCTTCTATTGCTAATGGTTTACGACCTGAATTAGGTCTAACTCCACCTTTTGGTTTTCCCATATTGGTTTTAGTTGGTTAACCAACTCATTTTTGTTGACTTTCGCCCAATGAAAAAGCCCAAAACTGTTTTAAGGTCGTGGGCTAAATTTCTTACACTCCTTCCAAAGTGTTTGCTCGTTCGTGCGTCTGAGTTACGGTATACATAGTAACAAAACTAAGCTTTTAGTTTGAAAGTTCCTAGTCATCGCGTTTAATTTGTCTTTCGTCTATTTCCTCAAAATCTGAATCCTTAGCATAGTTGTTACTCCCGAATAGCATCCATTTAATACCTGTTCCGGTGCCTAAATACTGAGCAATCAACCATGATCCTCGTATCTTAACCCAATAATAACCTGATTGTCTCATATTTAAAGGTTAAATGATAATTCTTCGCCGGTTAAGATGTAATAAAGGTTTTGGAGTTGGTGAATGTATTTTATTTTAGGCGTAAAAAGCGTATCGTTCAAGGTAAATATAGTTTCTTCCCTTGGGTTCCATAAACTGAAATCGTTCTTATAAGGCCCATTCAGAGCATTATTTTGCCTCTTGAATCCTGCCTTTATCAGTATCTCTTCAGTTAAAACTATTGGGCATATAAATTCATTGAACTGGCTAAAAAGGTCATTCCCGCGTTGCATTGTTATTGATGCATTAGAATTAGGAAAATCTTCATCAGCTCTTTGGCTAATTGAAATTACTTGCATGGGTAGACCTGAAACCATTGGCCATGATTCTTTATTGTCAATAGCGACATAATTATTAAGTCGTAAGTCTTTAGCGTCGATCATTATCTTACAATTTTACAATACCATTCTTGAACTTGAGGCCCCATTGATTCGAATGCAAAATGGAA